AGTGCATTACATTGTTTGCGATGAAGGCTTTAATCAATATGCAGAGCTAAGAAGGTTATACCCAGAACTCAGGATCTGCTATTGGGATAACTTTGTAGGTGGCAAGGATGTAGAAGGCAGACGGCTGTACGCTGCAAGTGCTTTTCTTGTCAATGAAGATGTCACCTTCTTTTGCAATGATGATGATTGGTATAAACCCTACCATGTTCAATCAATCATGAAAAAGATTGATGAGGGCTACGATTGGTCCTATTGCCTAAGATCTATTTACGACAAAGACGCTCAGTATTTATTTGACGATGACTGCGAAGCCCTAGGAGAGCTAGAGGATTGTTGGCAAGCTACAGGTCACCGTTTTGTCGATTGGTGTATGTGGGGTATGAAAACCCCCGTGCTGAAAGCCTTAGCCAATGTCTTAGCCCAACCTGGCTGGGGCGGGGATCGTAAGTTTTATGAAGCAGCCAAACAAGTCTTTCCAAACTTTACTTGGTCAGGAGAGCGCTCTTTTTGCTTTAGATTGGGTGGTAATGAGTATTCAGTAACTAAAGATTTCTTTGAAAAGGGAAACTACACTATGCTGAATAAATACAACAACCAATTACCTTGGAAACCCCATGAAGAACTTTAATCTTCAACATTTTTACCATTTTTGTAAACAGCTCAAGATTGAAACCAAAGAGCAAGGTTTACGCAAGATGGACAACCTCTTAGGTACTCAAACCTATGTTATGGAAGAAATCACCAAAGGATTGGAGAATGATTGCCATTTCTTTGTCATATTGAAAGGAAGGCAACTTGGCATCACTACAATTTCACTCGCACTCGATCTCTATTGGCACTTCATGCACCCAGGGCTTCAGGGAACACTTACAACGGACACGGAAGAAAACAGGGATATGTTCCGATCAACCCTTGCCATGTATATGGATGGTTTGCCCAAAGAGTATAAAATCCCGCTCCTTGCTCACAACCGAAATCAGCTTTCCCTCAAGAACCGCTCTCGTCTGTTTTATCAGGTCGCTGGGCTTAGAGCTAAAGGAAGTCTGGGTCGTGGCAAGGCTATTACCTACCTTCACGGAACAGAAACCAGTAGCTGGGGAGATGAAGAAGGATTAGCGTCTTTGTTAGCTTCCCTAGCGGAAACCAATCCAGACCGCCTATACACTTTTGAATCAACAGCCCGTGGGTTTAATATGTTTCACGATATGTACACCACCGCTAAGCGGGCTAGAACCCAGCGGGCAATTTTCTGTGGCTGGTGGCGCAATGAACTGTATTCCTTAGATCCTGAAGGGCAGACCTACAAAGTCTATTGGGATGGCAAGCTCACTGGTGAAGAAAAAGAGTGGACTAGGGATATTAAGAAACTGTATGGCGTAGAGATCAATTCTCGCCAGATAGCATGGTGGCGTTGGAAACTATACGAGGGTATCAAAGACGATAGCCTGATGTATCAAGAGTTTCCACCTACTGAGGACTATGCCTTTGTCATGACAGGCACATCCTTCTTTTCCAATGCACGGTGTACCGATGCCGTCAAACGATTAAAGAAAGTTCCCTATGATTCTTATCGATATAGCTTTGGCGTTAACTTTCAAGATACGGAAGTGCTTAAATCGACTGAAAGATTGGCTACTCTCAAAGTCTGGGAAGAACCAGTTGACACTGCTTATTATGTTATTGGCGCTGATCCAGCTTACGGTAGTAGCGATTGGGCTGACCGCTTTTGTATCCAAGTGTTGCGAGTTTACGCTGATGGACTTGAGCAAGTTGCTACATTTGCCACCTCTGAAATGAACACCTATCAGTTTGCGTGGGTCATAGCCCACCTAGCTGGTGCATACAAAAACTCTACGCTGAACCTTGAGATCAATGGTCCAGGTCAAGCGGTCATCAATGAATTGCGTAATCTCAAGCGCCAAGCTGCTGCGATGGGTACAGCGTTGGGTAAAGACCTGATGGATGTGTACGGCAATATGCAAAATTACATCTGGCGCAGGAACGACACCATAGGCGGGCTATCTAATTCGATTGGCTGGATGACTACGGCAGCGACTAAAGAGCGGATGCTCACCTACATGAAGGATTATTTTGAGCGTGGGATGTTAGACATCTGGGATATGGACACCATTGAGGAGATGAAAACCACCATTCGTGATGGGTCATCTATTGAAGCATCAGGGCGTAACAAGGATGATCGGGTAATTGCTACTGCCCTAGCTTGCGCTGCCTATGCTGAGCAGGTCCAGCCAAGGCTAATAGCCCAGAAGCTAACCCGCAAAGTATCCCGTGTCCAGGATGACTTTACCCCTGAACAGCTCACAGTAGGTCGTAATGTATCGGATTACCTCAAAAGAATAGGCGTATATGGCAACACAACTGGAAATCCATCCTAGATCTGAGCTAAGACGCATCATTAAGCGCTTTTTAAAGGATAAAGAGCGTGGTATTAGTATTCCGCTTTTTGCTGACCTTGCTGGTATCTCAGTAGCGCACCTACGGGATGTATTTATCAATGAGAGCGAACCAATGACCGAATATGTCCAAAGACGGGTATCAAAAGCCTATCAAGAGTGGATTCGTGGCGAAGTAGCCATCATGCAGAACCGTGATTGCTCATTATTTGTGCAATACCGCAAAGAAGCTAAGCCAGTACTGCATAGATCATCTAAATTGACATTGGTTAATGGCGAGATTAAGATTAACATGGGTATTAAACCGAAGTATGATTATTCTGATTTAACACTTGACGAGCAACTGAAGGGGAAATAACAATGGCAGTAATAAACGATTACAAATGTCCGAAGCATGGGTACTTTGAATCCCGTAAACCACAATGTCCAATGAAGGATTGTCATGAAGAAGTTATGGTCGTATTTTTGCAAGCTCCTAACCTTATCAGCAACAAAACCAAGTTCACCGATAAGTCCACCAAACAACTCGCCATTGAGTTCGGAATGTCCGACATCAAAACCACCCGAGAAGGCGAACACCAAGAAGGCTTCCTCACCAAGAAAAACAAGTTCACCGAAAAAGAATACGAGCAAGCCGAAAAGTACGCAACCCGCAAAAAAGGCGTTGACAAAGACAAGCTCTCCAGAAAACCCATCCCGCAACCAGAAGCCCCGAAAGAAGCACGCCCAGGCGATTCTGCTATCTGGGGAGGTGGTTCGCAAGGCTTCCAAGGATTGAATATGCAATCCCTTCTTAGAGGTGGTGCAATTAAACCTGTGAGAGATGAACAAGTAGGCTTGACACCGCAACAAGCTGGAGTTATAAAAGGACCTACAATTGATCCAAGCTCTACAATGAGAGATCCTGATAACTTACAGATTAAGCGATGAGAATACCTAATTCACCTGAAGATAGAGAAGATTTTTATTTAGATCTCATTGCAAAATGTTCGGTATCCAGAGAAGCCCGCAAAGGTGATTACACCACCCAGCGGGCTTATTACTTGTTTGGCGCAGGTCCTGAAGAACCACCAGCGTACTTCAACAAGATCAATCCTCACTTAGATCAGTTAACCAGTTTTCTTTACAGCTCTGAAACCACACGCTTTTCTATTCAATTGGGAGCGTCTGTCAATGATGCAGAGCAACGCAAAACACCACGGCTAACCCAAGCTCTCAATGATGAGTGGCTAAATTCCAATGCAGATCAAGTGTTCTCGACTGCTTTGACTTGGGCGCTGTGCTACAACACCACTTTTGTCAAGCTGGTTTACAACAACGGTATTAACCCATACCTGATTGAACCTGATTCTATTGGGGTGTTAAGAGAAGATATTAGTTATACAGACAGGCAAGAAGCCCTTGTTCAAACCTACTACATCACTAAGAGTGAACTATATGCCCGTCTGTATTCACATCCCAAGCGTGATGACATTGTAAAACGCATTACTACAGGCACACGGGTATCTGAATCAGAGATTCCTGAAGCAGTCAATCGTATTGTCATGTCGCAAACCAACCCAACTATTTACGGCAATATCAATCTGGATTTGTATGGCGTAAATCGCTACAAGCCCCAAGTGGCTGAAGATACAGTCGAGATGACTGAGCTGTGGGTATGGAATGACGAAACCCAAGACTATCAAGTGGTCACTACCGCAGCGCCTAATGTCATTATTTACGACAGACCTGGCGCATCTTTGTTCCTTAAAGGCGAGTGTCCATTCGTACAGATCTGCCCTAACCCATTGCCAAACTACTTCTGGGGTGCATCCGAAGTACAAAAGCTCATGCAATTGCAAGTATTGCTTAATGTGCGTTGGGTAGAGATTTTGGATCTGTTATCTAAGCAAGTTAGCCCTCCAACAGCATTAACTGGCTTTTCGGGCATCTTGGATGAGAAAAACTTTGCATTAAACCGTGCTGGTGGATTATTAAGCTCTGATATGCCTAATGCTAAGGCAGAGCGCTTAGCACCACAAATGCCACCTGATTTATTTGAAGTAGTGCATGAAATTAGCGCTATGTTTGAAGAAGTATCGGGTATTGGTAATGTCTTGCAAGGTAAAGGCGAAGCAGGTGTCAGAAGCGCAGGTCATGCCAGCCAATTAGCCAGATTAGGTAGCTCAAGAGCTAAAAAACGGGCTTTGATTGTAGAAGATAGCTTGGAAAAGGTCGCAACCTTGTACCTCAAGCTCATGCAACAGTACGATCCAACGCATTACAAAGATACCGAAGATGTGCCATTTATTGCAGAGCAATTTACTAATGACTATGTAGTGAAAGTAGATGCTCACTCTAACAGCCCAATCTTTACAGAAGATACAAAACAACTGGCATTTAATTTATTTAAAGCTGGAGCAATTGATAAAGAATCTTTACTTGACATGGTGGAAGCTCCAGGTAAACAATTACTAAAACAGCGCTTGAAGAAAATGGAAGCGGAAAAAGCAAGTCAACCGCCACCACAAGCGTTGAAAGAGAAACCCACGAAGAAAGAGGGCGCATAAATGGCACTTGGTAATGTACAACCTAAAGCAGACCAACCTAGAGTAACCACGGAATCACTCAAGCGTGGTGAAAAAGCACCCAATTTGCAGTATCGTGTACAAGGGATTCAGAGTTTTGATCGCAGTCCTAAAACTCGGAATTACGGTAGGACAGTTAGGGGATAGTTAATTTAGGAGATTCCAAATGCGTAAAATGCACAAGAAATCACGCAAGTCCAAGCGTTAATTAGTTTCCTTCACGGGAGAAAAGGGGTGTGGCTGCCTTCCCCATGAAATAGGTGACCGCTGCTAATTAGGAGATTCCAACATGGCACGCAAAGCTCGTAAAGGTCGTAAAGCTCGTAAGTAATCCGTAAAGATTGCTTTGGGTGACCAAACTAGTCCTACGGGGAGGAGGAAACTAAATAAACCTCCCCACTTGACAATTGATAGTTTAAGATTACGATTACTGAAAACTTAATAGGAAAAAATTATGGGCGTACCTTCAGACAAGTTGATGGAAATGATTAAATCTCAACGGGATCAAGCGACCCCTGCTGGTGTACCCCCAAGTCCTGAAGCTCCTACTGGAATGTCTGAAAACTCCGCTGCTCCTATGGGATCACCCATGAGTACCCCAGAACCTAAGATGGGTAACCGTGAAGCAGCTATGATTAACTTATCTATG